TGTTAAACTTGTGATAGACGGTGCGTCTTTTCAGTATGTAGATGGTGCTACTATTAATTATGAAAATAATTTAATGGGATCGCAATTTACTTTCAAAAACCCGAACTCAAAAGCTACCTGTGGCTGCGGTTCATCATTCGCAATATAGAAAGGAGAAAAACACAAATGAATGAAGGCTCATTCGACAGTGGAGGGGAATTCCTAGAATCAATTCCAAAAAAGGATCCAGAAAACATCTTGGATACATATAAACAACTTAAACCAAAAAAGATAGACTCAGATGAAATGACAAAACAAGTCTATCAATACGAACTTGCAAGAAAGAAAGGAATGGTTAAATAAATGAAAATACCTGCTTTGATTACATTATTATTTTTGACATTTAGCAATGCATTTGCAGGAGAACCAATACCTTTAATGTTATATAATTGGAACATAGTGAAAGTAATTGACGGTGATACCGTAAAATTTGAAGCACCATTTTTACCAGATCCCTTAAAGAAAACATTAAATCTAAGAATAAATGGAATTGATACACCTGAGAAAGGACGTAGAGCTCAGTGTGCCTATGAAGATTTGATGAGTCGAAAAGCAACAGCATTTGTTAAAGAGTTTTTAAAAACAGGTGATGTTTATATTGTATTAGAAAAGTGGGGTAAGTTTGGAGGAAGAGTTTTAGGAGACATAATTATAGATGACGAACGCTTATCATTGGCTCTGATTAACGCTGGATTAGCCAGAGCCTATGATGGTGGAAAAAAAGAGTCGTGGTGTGAATAATGACAAAAGAAGAAAATGAAAAATATGAAACTGATCACGAACTACATTCAAAAACTATTGAGTGTGAGAACTGTGCAGCTGAATATACTATAACATACGATAAAGATACACAACCTGATCCTCCAGCGATCTGTCCTTTTTGTGGTAATGAATTAGAGGAATTTTTATTTGATGATATGGATGAATTGAAAATGGATAATGATGAGGAATAATGAAACCACAAAGTGCCAAGAATAAAGGCAGACGACTTCAACAATGGGTTAGAGACCTACTCATAGAACAATTAGATGTACATCCTGAAGACATAGAAAGTAGATCTATGGGAGCAGGAGGTGAAGATCTAATAATGGCAAGAGCAGCTAGAGAAAAATTTCCATACTCTATTGAATGCAAAAATGTAGAAAAGTTAAATGTATGGGAAGCATACGATCAAGCAATAGCTAATTCCAAAGATAAAGAACCAATAGTTGTTATGAAGAAAAATAACAAGAAACCTCTAGTTGTCATTGATGCGGAAAGTTTTGTAAAATTACATAAAGGATAAATTATGAGCGAAGTTAAAATTTTTATTGGATCGTCATCCAATGGTGAGGATGCTCCAATTGAAGCTATCTATGAATACACCTTAAGAAAAAATACTAAAAGAGAATTAAATATTACTTGGATGAGACAAAGAAAAGAAGGTTTCTGGTCTGGTTTCAATACTCCAAAATGGTCTACACCTTTTTCTGGTTATAGATGGATAATACCAGAGTTATGTAACTTTGAAGGTAGAGCAATCTACACTGATTGTGATATGATTAACTTCAAAGACATTGGTGAATTATATGATACTGACTTAGAAGGTAAACCACTAGCTGCAAGAAAAGGTCAAAGATTTGGTGGCCATGAATTTTGTGTAATGGTTATTGATTGTAAAAAGATGAAGGACTTTTTAATACCAGTTGATAGACAAAGAGTAAATGAATTCTATCATCATAGAATGATAGCACAGTTTAGTGGTAATGATGAATTAGTAAAAGAATTAGATCCAAGATGGAATTGTTTAGATGGTGAAAATAGATCTGTAGATGATATGTATCAGTTACATTGGACTAATATGGCAACACAACCTTGGACTCCTGGATGGTATACAGGTGAAAGGCAAGAACACCCTAGATCTGATCTAGTTGACTTATACACCGATATGATGATAGAATCTACAGATGCAGGTTATACTGGTGACAAGTATGATTATGAATATGCATATCAATATAATATTATAGGAAAATAAATGGAAGTGCCAAAACATTTAGGTGGTCATAATAATAGGACCTGGATTGATAGAGGTGCATTGAGATATATGATGCATAAACATAATTGTAAAACTATGCTTGATATAGGTTGTGGACCTGGAGGTCAAGTTGAATCTGCTAAGATGGTTGGTTATACAAAAGCGTTGGGTGTTGATGGTGATCATACAGTGAACCCAGATCTATTACATGACTTTACAAAAGATAGATTGTTAATTCAAGATAAGTTTGATTTAGCTTGGAGTGTAGAATTTTTAGAGCATGTACCAGAAGAATATATTGATAATTATATGCCTCTATTTAAAAATTGTAAGCATGTAGTTTGTACATCAAGTTTATATCACAACGAACATCATTTTTGTATACAAGAAAAAAGTTGGTGGATAGATCAATTTGAAAAAAGAGGTTTTACTTATGTAGATAATATCTACAAAGAAATATTAGAAGCATCTACAATGGATAAGAAGACAACACAGAAAGATGGAATTACTGCTTCTTGGTTAGAACGAAACGGAATGTATTTCAGGAATGAAAATTATGATTGATAAAGATTTTTACTTATATGATGTAAATAAAATACCTGATGATGTTCTTTTTGCTTCATGTGATCCTTTTTATTTTAAGGAACATGGACCTGCGTTAATAGAATCATGTAATAAGTTTGGTAATAATTTACATATCAATATTTTAAACTATGATGATAAATGTTTACAATTATATCAACAGATAAAAGATAAACTTGATATAAGTTTTACAATTAGTTTATCTGAATGTGAAATAGATCCTCCTAAAACAAGATATGCATCTCAAAGATTTATGATTGGTCATAGAGTTTTAGAATATGTAAACAGAATGTTAATTATAGATGTTGATTGTTATTTGAATAGAAAGTTCGTATTCGAAGATAAAAAAGAGTTAGGTTTATTTGTTAGAGATCCATTACCTGGTACAGTAGGTTGGGAAAATGAAGGAACAAAGATAGCAGCTGGTATTGTACTTGTAACAAAATACTCTGCACCATTTTTAAAAGAAGTAAATTTAAGATTAAAAGAACATGGTCCTAGATGGTTTGTTGATCAAGTTTCTTTATGGCAAGCATATCACTTTCAAGGTTGGTATAAAAATAAAGAACAGTTTCAATATTTTGATAATCAACATATGGATTGGGACTTCCAACCTGATACAATTATATGGACAGGAAAAGGTGAGAGAAAATTTAACAATGAAACATATGTTAGAAGAAAGATGGAATTAACAAAAGATTTTATTAACAGATTGGAATATAATGAACGTATTGATTTTATCACCGAGACTTGATGTAACATTTAAAGAAGGTCCTGTGCCAGATCAAAGAGGACCAATCCCTCCAATAAGAATACATTATAAAAACTTTATTGAAAATTTAGAAAAAAGTCACAAAGAAAAAAATGATAATGTTATTGTTTTAGAAAAACCTTTATGGCAATTTAGTAAAACAAGTATGGAAGAAATTAGTAAATGGGAAAAACAATATGATTTGGTTTATTTTCCTCATAAGAATAATTTTCAATTACCTCAGTTTCTTTATAGTAAATTACGAATCAAATATTATATGCAGATGGTTTTTCCATGGCTCTTTCAAATAGATGAGCAAGGATGGGGACCAACTTCTGCTGCTTATCCAATTATGGCTAGTCCTAAAACAGTTAGAAATGCTGAGTTTATTAATCTATTAAGAGATAAACAAAAACAAGGTAAGTCAAAGTTTGATCAGCCTTCAACTTCTGAATGGAATGAAAAAGATTATGTACTCTTTATTTGTCAGATTCCACATGATGAATCAATAAAGTTTCATGGTAATGGTGTATCAGTTATAGAAGCCCTATCACATACAGTTAATTGGTGTCTAGTTAATAATAAAAAATTAATCATTAAAGGACATCCGGTTAATCCTGGATCAATGCAAGAAATGAAAAATACTTTTCCTGAAAGTGATTTTACTTGGAAAGATTCAATGAATATAAACGACTTGTTAAAGAATAGCAGGATAGTTGTGACTGTTAACAGTGGTGTCGGTATGGAAGCATTGTTGTATAATAAACCAGTAGTAATATTTGGAAAAGCTGATTATGATAGAATTGTTTACAGGGCTACAAGATCTGATTTTCATATAGTTATGGATAATGTATGGTCAAGACCTGAACTTGAAACTTTCCATTATACAACAAATACTAATGAAAATTTCTTATCTGAATATTATTCTAAAATGGTAGATACTTCAAAATATGAATCAGTAAAAAATTATGTGGACTAATTTAATTAATTATAAAAATGGAAAGAAAAAAAGATTCCATGATGCAATGGAGTTTTTTGCTATAGAATTATTTGAAAAGAAAGTACGAGACAACTTACAAATAGTTGTTAGATTTCAAGAATTAGATAACTATGGAGATTCATGTATTTTAGATTATGAAGATGAATTTATAATACGAATTAACAAAAACCATGATGAAGTAACACAACTTAGAACATTAGCACATGAAATGGTACATGTTAAACAATACTGGAAAAATGAATTAAGAGATGCTGGAGGCAATTATGTTATTTGGCATGGTTGTAAACTTAATGGTGAAAATTATGAAATGGATCTTCCACCATGGGAAGTAGAAGCATACGAATACGAAGATAGATTAATAGAAAAACTTGGAGAAACAAATGGCTGAAACAATGAAACTTGATGCTGAAAAAAATGAAGGATTTAGTGTAGCAGGAGACAAATCGATTAGTGATGATGAGTTATCAAAAAATGCTAATGGTGGAACAGAGATGATGAAAAGAGGTCTTTATGAAAGACTTGATGATGACATTAAAGATGAAGTTCAAATAATCTGTTCTCGTGTAAGAAATGTTGATACACATAGACCAGTAATATTATGGAACCACGATTTGTTTGGTGATCCAGAAGTACAACATTTAAAAGATGAAGAAAAGAAAAAGAGATTTGATAAACAAGTGTTCGTGTCTAATTGGCAGTTCTATGGTTTTCATCTTGCTTTAGGTGTTTCTTATGATGAATCTATTGTACTTAAAAATGCAATTGTTCCTATTGAGAAGCATCAAAAGCCTGATGATAAAATTAATTTTATATATCACACAACACCTCATAGAGGATTAGAATTACTTGTACCATGTTTTGAAGCATTAGCACAAACACATAAGAATATCCATTTAGATGTCTATTCTAGTTTTGATGCATATGGTTGGGGACAAAGAGATGAACCATATAAGCCATTATTTAAAAAGATTGAAGATCATCCACAAATGACTTATCATGGCTATCAACCTAATGAAGTAGTTAGAGAAGCACTGAAGAAAGCACACATATTTGCTTATCCTAATATATGGCAAGAGACTTCTTGCATAGCAGCTATGGAAGCAATGAGTGCAGGATGTTTAATCATTGCACCAGAGTATTCTGCTTTACCAGAAACATTAGCCAACTTTGGTTTTACATATCAATGGGTAACGGATAATAATCTACACGCAAGAACATTTGTAAATGTAGTAGATAATGTTTTGTCAGGTATGGAGAATCACAAACAGTTTCTAGAAAATAGATTAATGTTTCAAAAAATGTATGCTGATGAACATTATTCTTGGGATAGTAGATTACCACAATGGGATGCACTAATCAGATCATTAATCACAAAAAAGAAGACAAGTTGACTATATACTAATATTCGTTTATAATATTATAGAATAACTGGAATTGTAATATGTTTTTGATTGATTTTAACCAAGTAGTGATTAGCAACTTTATGCAACAAGTTGGTAATCATACTGAAGTCCTGGAAGAAGGATTATTGAGACATATGGTACTTAATACTATAAGATCTCATAGATCTAAATTTGTGGATGAATATGGTGAACCTATAATCTGTAGCGATAGTAAAAAATATTGGAGAAGAGATATTTTTCCTTACTACAAAGCTAACAGAAAAAAAGATAGACAGAAATCTAATGTAGACTGGTATTCACTCTTTAACATTTTAACTTTAGTAAGAACAGAATTGAAAGAACATTTTCCTTACAAAGTGTTGAATGTTGATGGAGCAGAAGCTGATGACATTATTGCTACTTTAGTACATAGATATAGTCATAAAGAAGAAAAAGTTTTGATTCTTTCTAGCGATAAAGATTTTATGCAATTACAAAAGTTTGAGAATGTAAAACAATATAGTCCAATACATAAAAAGTTTTTAAAGACTGATTGTCCAAAAGATTTTTTGACTGAACATATAATAAAAGGTGATAGAGGTGATGGTATTCCTAATGTAAGATCTCCTGATTCAACTTTTGTTTCTGATCAAAGACAAAAACCAATCAATAAAAGATTGATTGTACAATTAACTAAAAATGGTTTAGATTGTCCTGACGATCAATCAGAAGAAATTAAAAGAAACTGGGATAGAAATAAAACACTTATCGATCTAAGTAAAGTTCCTGACATTCTTCAAAATAAAATTGTAAACGAATATCAGAATTATGAAATGAATGATAGAAATGGGTTATTGAATTATTTTATTCATAATAAACTTAACAATTTAACTGAACATATAGGTGAATTCTAATGAATCTAAGTACTTACGAACAACTCGAAGAAGTTGATAAACTTAAGGGTGAAGCTAAAAAGAATAAATTTTTAACTTACTTCAATGAAAACAAAGCTATCAGTTGGATAATTGAGATCCTTCATAGAAAAGATTTAAAATGTATCCTACCCGAAGGTGCTCCTCCATTCAAAGTATCAACTCCAGAACAAGATTTACAAGCAGTGTTAAAAAAAGATGCAAGAAAGTTAATTTATTTTTATAACACTCCAGCTGGACAGAATTTAAAGTCTCTCAAAAGAGAACAAATGTTTATTGAATTTTTAGAATCATTAGATCCAAATGATCAAAAGTTAATGTTACAGGTAAAAGAAAAAAAATTACCTTTCAAGTCTATCAATAAAAACTTTCTAAGTAAAGTGATTCCTAATGAATTTAAGAAGTGGTAAATGTTTACTGTTATTGAATCTAATAAATCTAAAAATGCATTGATAATAGGAAATGGTGCATCTAGAAAAAATATTAATTTAAACTTAAATGACTATAGTACAATATTTGCATGTAATGCTTATTATAGGGATAATCCTAATAGCTCGTTTGATTATTTGGTTTCTATTGATGAAAAGATTTCAAAAGAGATCAGAGATAGTGATGTCCCACATGAAAAAATAATTCAACCGCCTTTTGAAGAACAATTTGAACATCCTGAATATTGTAAACTAACTAATACAAGATTTAGATCTAATGCAGGAATGAATTGTATAGCAGAAGCTATAAAAAAGACATTCAAAAAGATATATATTGTAGGCTTTGATTTTTTGATCAATGGTGATTTAGCTCTTAGTAACTTATATGATGGATCAGATTGTTATGGACCTGACACAAGAGCAAATGCTAATGATAATTTGAATAGAGTAAAATATTTTATTTGGTTTGTACAGACCCATGTTTATGTTGATTTTGTTATTTGTTATCCAAGAATAAAAGATTTAGAAATCTTTACAATTCCAGGAGATAATGTATCTGGCATTTATTTAGATGAACTGGAGAATAAACTAAAGGAATGAAAGATGGATATTAATGCTGAAACAATAAAACTAGCAGCACTACTAGGGCCTTGGGCTCTTATCTTATTTTCAATAATTGTAACTTTATGGATAAAAGATTTTGCTACAGGTTTAGCTAAAGGAATCAAGTTTCAAATGAATCCTGCTTTTAGAGAAGGAGATAAAGTTATACTTGATGGACGTGATGCAATTATTGTTAAAATAGGAATTAGTGAAACTGTTTTTGGAACTTATTCAGATAGAGGATATACTTGGAGGTTTGTTCCAAATGAAAAGATATCTACACTTAAGCTGGAAAAAATAATTAATTCAGATCTTCATATGGATACAGATTCTGAAAAAGGAAGAAGAATACAGAAGTTGATTGACAAGGCTCAAGATAGTAAAATAAACAATAATACAAATAATATAGAAGCTAATAGAGAGGCTATCGAAAAATTAAAAGATACCCAAATAGGTAAGTTTTAAAACATTGAAAAAAATAAATAACATTATGGAGGGTGAATGCCAACATATACATTAAAAGATTCTGATACTGGTGATGTTTTCGACATACTCCTGTCAATGGCGGATAAAGAGAAATTATTATCCGAAAATCCTCAACTAACACAAGTTCCTACAGCTCCATCTATAGTTGCATCTGTTGGTGATAGAGCCGGTAAAACAGATGAAGGATGGAAAGAAAACCTAGCAAGAATAGCTGAAGCTCATCCTAATTCCGCATTAGCTCAAAAACATGGAAGGAAGGATCCAAAATCAGTAAACACTAGGAACATAGTTGAAAAATGGAGGAGTAGACTTGGTAAAACTTAAGGAGCAGTTATTTTATGACTCTTGCAGAACTAAGATTTTTAGAAGAACAATTTTATTCAAAGGAAGAAAAACAATTATCAAAACATAGAAAAAAACAGCTGATCAAAGAAGTAAAACAGATCAGATCATTATCATTATCAAAGATTGAACCTAAGACGGAAAACCAAACATTAGCGTTCAATTCATTTTTCAGCGGTAAGAATTTATTATTGCACGGTGTAGCCGGTACTGGAAAAACATTTATCTCAATGTACCTTTCACTCTACGAAGTAATGTATGGACGATCTTGTCTTAAGAATGTAACATTAGTAAGATCAGCAGTACCAACTAGAGACATAGGTTTTCTACCTGGTAACGAAAAACAAAAGCAAGAAGCATATGAATTACCTTACAAGCCAATGATGGCAAATTTATTCAACAGAGGTGATGCATACGGAATTTTAAAAACAAAGGGGTTGATTCACTTTATGACAACCTCATATATAAGAGGAGTAACATTAGACGATACAATCGTCATAGTTGATGAATGTCAGAATATGACATTCCATGAATTAGATAGTATTATAACACGATTAGGTGATAATAGTAGAATTATCTTTTGTGGTGATTATAAACAATCTGATTTTGTTGGCACTAGAGAAAATACTGGAATAGATCCATTTATGAGAATACTGAAAAGAATAAACAGTTTCGATTGTATAGATTTTGATTACAATGATATTGTAAGATCCGGTCTAGTGAGAGATTATATTATAGCAAAGGATGGACGTTACAATGACTTTCGAACACGAACCTGTTCGCTCACCAGTTAAACTTAAAAGAGTTAATATAGAAGGAAAACGCTACTACGATAATGGAAGTGGTAGTGTTTATCCTTCAGTCACTTCTGTTACTGGTCTTCATAACTTAGATGCAATTAAAGCATGGAGAAAAAAAGTTGGTGAAGAAGCTGCAACAAAGATATCTACACAAGCATCTAACAGAGGCACACAAGTGCATAAAATTTGTGAGGACTATCTTAACAATGAAGAAAAGTACACAAAGGGACATATGCCTTCAAACGTGTCTATATTTAACTCTATGAAGAATCATCTTAATCATATCAATAATATTAGATGTCAAGAAATGATGTTGTGGTCTGATTATTTGAAAGTAAGTGGTACAGTTGATTGTGTAGCTGAATACAATGGTAGACTTTCAATTATAGACTTTAAGACTTCAAGAAAAAGAAAGTATGAAATGTACTGCGAACATTACTTTATGCAATGTGCTGCTTATGCTGTTTGCTTTGAAGAAATGTTTAAGAGACCTATCTCTCAGTTAGTATTAATAATTGGAGTAGAGGAAGATGAATCGCAAGTAATGATTGATCACAGAGATGTTCATATTCCTAAGTTTATGTTATTAAGAGAAAAGTATAGAGAGAAGTTTAATTATTAAGGTAGTCGTGAAGTCTACCTCTTTTCCATCCTTCTTCAATTATAGGATTATCATTGTAACATCTTTTTTCTTTTTGTTGTAGTACGTTACATATCCAAAACCATCTTCCTTTTCCTCTATTGTGATGGTTTTCACTTTTTAATCTTCTAGTTTCTTCAGAATCTTTATAACCTGCTTTTCCATGTTTGTTAGTCTTGTAGTATCTCTTTAATGTTTCACTAATTTTTCTTTTAGTTTCGGGATCTTTCTTTTTGCCAAAGTTTGGATTATTAATTCCATGCATAGTTGGAGGATTCCTTCTTTTACCTTCTCTAATTTTATCTGGGTTAAGAATCCTTGTCATTACTAATGGTTGTATTTTTATATCCTTATCTACTATCTCAAACTCACATCTATATGATTGTGTATATACTTTAGATCTTTGAACAAGTTTCTCAACTACAGGATTCTGTTCTAACATTTCATGTCTTCCATCCTGTATTCTGTCTTTAGTTAATATAACTTTTTCTCTATTGTAATATAAGTAGTACATCATAATAGTTCGTAAATCTCCCTCCAGTTATTAACAAATATCATTTCATTATTAACATTCACAGTTCTGTACATTTGATTGTATGAATGATTCATTAAAATAGATGTGTAACCTAAGTCTACACCTGTCTGAGCATTCCTAGGCTTATCCTCAATCCAAAAAAATCCATTATTCTTCCACTCAGACAATACTTCTTCTTTAGAATGGAATATAGGAATGTAAGTGAAGTCTGTTATAGCTTCACCATAAAATCTTTTTAAGTTTTCTGTTCTTAACTTATGAGCAAACTTATCTGTACCCATTGAAGATATTACATGAAAAGTTACACCTTTAGTTTCAAATAATTCTCTAACGTACTTTACAGAATCTCTCAAAGGAGGAACAAAACCAATCCAGGCTGATGAATTAAATTCTTCTGTTAGTTCATCATGTACTTCTTTAGAAATGTCATAGGTTTCCATAAGTGTAGTACCATCCAGATTGTTAGGTCTTCTCTTTACTGGATAACCTCTTTTGCCCATCCATATTTCAAAGTGTCCATACCAATCAAGTAACACTCCATCACAATCTGTATAAATCTTCATAATTCCTCTAATTTAATTTCATATTTAGATTTGAAATAATCATGTGTCATATAAGCAGCAGTAACATAACCTGCTGCAAAAATTAAAAGATAAATTAGAGTTGTTTTTAAATTCTTTACAAAACCGCCTTTACCTTTGTTTCGTTTATATGCTTTCCACATCCACCAAAAACCAGCAATAGTTAATACTACACTGATTGTAATCACTAATGGATTATTTGCTAAACTAGCTCCTGCTGCTCCAAAGATTAAGAACAATAATCCGTTTATATAACAAGCTGGACACATTACACTAACTCCTCTAACACTCCTATCATTTCAGCTACGATTAAAAAGAATCCAGCCAATACTATAAAAACACTTACTCCACTTACAAGTAATAAAAATCCTGCAAATATTCTTATACAAGATTTTACCATACTCAATACAAGATGATTGTCTGCTAATCCATCTCTAGTAAGAGGTGTAAGTTTTTCAGATATTTGATCTAATTTTTTTCTTATTTTATCAAACATTAATTTCTCCTCATTTTAGATATACTTTCTGCTTGCTCTCCATTGAAAATTGGAACACAATTAGATTTATGCATTACACCAATACCTAAAATTTTATCACCTGTGTATTGTTTCTTTTCATTTTTAGCACAAGTACCTACTCCAGAAGATAAAGAAGGAATATCTTGTTCTTGTCTTCTATACACCGAAGTATTAATTCCAAAATCACTGAACGGATTAGCAGTACCATCAGCTAATTGTTTTCTATATGATCTTGGAGTAGGATTGAATACTTTTTTCTTCTTCTTGAATGAAGAAGTTTTGAATCTCAATATTGTCATCTTATAACCTTATAATCACTTTCAGTTTCAATTACAGCTCTTGCACCACAGTTAAGTATTTGTTCACCACCTTCTGCATATTTTACTTTAGCAGGACCTAGTATTTCAACTTCGTGACATTTGTCTAGTACTTTACTCTTTGTTCGAACAATCACTACAGGATCTACTTCTGCATTTGGATCCTTCTTTTTCTTTTTAATGTTAGATCTTATCTTAATTGTATCAATATGTATAAACTTCTTCATTTAAATTTAAATCCTTTCAAACTATTATAAAAACCTACAAATCTATTAGATATTGCATTTGCACGTAAATTCATATTGTAAATATCATCTTCGTTGCTTTCTCTGTTAATAAAATTTTTCTTTTCTTTTTTAACAAGAATATATTGTGCTATTGGTGTACCAGCTGGAATATGAACCTCTCCATCAAGTACATGCCAAAATAATTGAACATTTATAACATTAGGACCATCATCACAATCTAATATACCAGTAGCTGCAGTAAATTCATTTCTGTCTGAAAAAGGTATTGGCATTGAAATCAAATAATATCCTTTAGGAATATATACAATCCATGGGGATGCTATTTTTATAACTGTTCTTAAAGTATTTTTAGATTGATTATATACACCATACTGACTCTCATGGTGATAACTTACATAATTAGGTTCCAATAAATTATGATCATTATAGTAAGTTTGTTGATCAATAGCAGTATTTCCACTAAAAGATACACCATCACCATTTGTTTTAATGTAAATATCTTGCCAAGTACGTTGTACCCATCCTTCACGATTTATTTTAGCTATACCAGGACATCTTGTAATACTAGCTTCTTTTTCATTTAAAACTGGTTTCATTTGACGTAACTTTTTATAATCCTCCGCAGCTTTTTTTAGCCAAGATCGTTTAACTTCTGCAGCAGGAATGATTGGCATTATTTGAGCTACACTAGGAATAAGTGACACAAATTCAATTTTTGGATTTTTCTTTAAAAAGTTAAACATTACCATCTAATTTCTGTTACTGCATCTGCACAATATCCATCACCTGGTATATTCAATTGCATACCATTCTCACACTCATATGTACACATATAAATCGTTTCTGTTAGCGCTAAATATTCAGTCCAAATACACCACATTTCGTTGAAGGAATAGACGGGAGATTGATCTCCTCCCAATTGATCTCCCTCTTCGCTAGAGTTGATGTAGATAGTAGTGTCATTAAGACTATCGTAATTAATTTCATAATTGCTTTCTTGTTGGTCTAAAAAAATCATTTTGGCTCCTTTGCTACAACCAATAATAAAATAGTAATAGCTACATGAAATATAGCTGATAATGTATCACCCATCTTAAAAAGATAGGTAGCATACACTGTTGTGATACCAGCTAAGATGTAAGTAAACACTAATAACTTATCTATTAGTGAATCGAATGCAGTAATAGTTTTTTTATATGCTTGATCTGTTTTCAATATAATCTCCTTTTTAGACAACCGCTAAACCTTCACCAGCCATCCAATAGTTGTATATAATTTTAAGATTCTTCATCTTATCATTACTCTTGTTAGTTTCAATTGCATCAATAAAACCTT